GCGTTGAGATAGAGGTAGATCTGGACCTATTGGATGCCCATGCCATGCACCTTGGCGTTATACTAGGCGGCCCATTGCAAGGGTATGAGATAAGGCTCTCCCAGTATGATGTATCAGAGGCTTTAGGACGCTCATAGGACGCTATCTAGGCCAGCACCCTAGCTACCCCACCCCAAGCGTTCCCATGGTCTTCTATGGGGCGCTTTTGTTGATTCATTTTGTTAGTTTTATGCCATGGACTCATAGTGTTATAGTATAACATTGGGTTGTACGTATGACTGGCATGGGCGGTGTTGGTTGCATTGGTAACTATCTATTGGTGCTGGCGATTCGCCTCTCTCAACAAGCTTTTTCTTTTGTCAATACAATAGTTTACCATATGGCGTGACATTGTGCAGGCCCTGCATAGGCACTACATATTGTGCGATTGTCTATGCGAATCCCCCTGTCAAGCCACTACATATGGTGCATCACGAATTGTTACATATGGGCCAGGAGTGTAACATATCGTGATCAGGGGGTTGACATTAGGGTCCCCCCAGGTTATAACGCGAATCGGGCAGGGGGTGCCTTTACAAGGTACAAATCCAAAACAAAAGAAATTCTGTAGAAATAAAAAAAAAAAGAAATTTCGCTTGGTGCACATTGGGTAAGCTACCTAGAATGTTACCAAGAAGTCGGAACGAGTTCCTCAACAATAGGTTGAATGTGTAACACCCCTTACACCAAAGGGGGCAATTTTGTGATCACAAAAGTACTTTTGGACTACTACGAATACAAACTTTCTTTTGTTAGATTCCAGTGTGTTAGACGATTATTACAAAACTGACACAAAAAACAGGTTGTTTATTACTATCAGAACAAGTAATCAATAGTAGAGACATACATATGTATAACTTAAGATACTAACCATATCTAGTAATACTATGAATTATCAACACTTATGTTATAACATATGTTATGGACAGTATTGATTATAACTATGATGTATTATAACTTATGTAATACATATGTAGCATGTATCCCCCAGAATCCTGTGTACCCCATATTATAGCTAGTATTCTCTTCTTTGTAGTATTATTCATAATGGATTAAATCCAGGGGGTAGAAACCTAAGTACCCCTAGAGTAATACTTCATAGGATAGATTACTATTTTGTAGTAGTAGTAGTATTACATCACTGTAGTATATATAAGAGATCCCCCCCAAATGGCTAGTTCAAATCATCCAGATACCCTTGGGTATAATTCTGAGATAGGTAAACGTGTGTACTCCATGAAGCGTAGTGGTGTGCCTGTACGTGCTATCTTTGCTGAGATCCAATCTTACCAGAATGCCCCAAAGTCCATGCGTGACTTTTACAAGTATTATCGTTTGGATATGGAGAGGGCAGTAGCACTAACTGCTGAGACTATTGGTGGTAGTGTAGTAGACCAAGCTATTCATGGTGATCCCGAAGCACCTAACACTTGGAAGGCTAGAGAGTTTTATCTCCGTACACAGGCTGATTGGTCCCCTAAAAGCATCGAGCAAACTAGGGAGATTGGTACAGATGATGAAGAAGAAGAGTCAGCAGTCAATGCCCTTCTGAAAGCCTTGGGGAAAGATGTAGAAGATGAGTAAAACGATTAGTAGTTTTAACCCCTCTGGTAAGGATGAAGTAACAAATATTAAAATCCTTACTGATGCTATCATTCAATACATCGAACTTAATGTACCAGACAACAGGGAAAGAAGTATAGCTATTACCAATTACGAGCAAGCTGCTATGTGGGCAGTAAAAGCTAACTTTACCACTAAGGACGATAACTAATAATTAACCTGTAGGAACTCCTGTTCCGACTTCTTGTAAAGAGAACTTTAATGACAGCCTTTAATGCTCAGACCCTACGTGATCTACCCGATGATGTAGCAGCAAAGGCACTAAGCAACCTTTCAGCGGCTCAGATAGATGAACTCCACCATACATATGAGTTTTGGGCTAGACCCAATCAGATTGAACCTAAAGGTGATCATAACATTTGGTTCCTTAATTGTGGTCGAGGGTTTGGTAAGACTTGGACAGGTGCTCAGTGGGTACGACAGAAGGTAAAGGAAGGCCATAAGCGTATTGCTTGTGTTGCAGCTACTAACTCTGACATTGAACGTGTTATGGTTAAGGGTGAGAGTGGTTTCCTTAATCTTTGTTGGAAGGGTGATAAAACACTAAAAGGTAAACCTATGGGGTTTCCTGAGTGGTCACCTACTAAGCGTACTCTTACTTGGGAGAATGGTGCTAAGGTAGAGTTCTATTCTGCAGAGGAACCTGAGCGTCTTCGTGGTCCACAGTTTAGTGCAGCATGGTGTGATGAGTTAGCTGCATGGAATAAAGACCAAGATACGTGGGATATGTTGCAGTTCTGTCTTCGTTTGGGTAAACATCCTAAGGTTTGTGTCACAACTACCCCAAAAAGTACATCTTTGGTTAGGAAACTAGTAAAAGACCCAAAAACAGTCATTACAGTGGGTTCTACCTTCGATAATGAGGCTAACCTAGCTGATACCTACCTTACTGCTGTAAGAGCGCAATATGAGGGTACTAGGCTGGGTCGCCAGGAACTTTACGCTGAGATCCTCACAGAAAACGAGGGTGCTCTCTGGACTGCTGACATGGTTGATAATTGTCAGGTATCTAGGGACGATGTACCCCCTCTTATCAGGGTTGTAGTAGCCGTAGACCCCGCTGTGTCCTCTAATGTAGAGAGTGACCACACAGGTATCATGGTAGCTGGTATTTGTGAGAAGGGTATGGCCTATGTACTAGGTGATTATACCATGAAGGACTTGCCTGAAAGATGGGCTAGTAAGGTTGTATCCCTTTACCAAGACTTCGAATGCTCCAGGATTGTATACGAGAGCAACCAAGGTAAAGACCTAATCAAATCCCTATTTAAAACTATTGATGAAAACCTCCCACTAAAGGGTGTACACGCAAGTAGTGCTAAGATCGCCAGAGCGGAGCCTGTGAGTGCCTTGTATGAACAAGGTAAGGTTTACCACGTCAGGAACCCTAAAGACCCTGAGGCGTCCCTTACAGAGCTAGAAACCCAGATGTGTACCTATGAACCCATGGGTAAACATAAATCCCCTGATAGATATGATGCCTTGGTATGGGCTATTACTGATTTGATGTTACAGGGTTACGCTAAACCTCAACTGAAACTTGTTTACTCTAACTCCAAGGGTCTTAGGTGATCCTGCATTACCCCCAACAACTCTAGGAAAATCAAATGACCCTCTCAGAATCCCAAGGTAAAAAGATCATAGGGGTCTCAGGAACAAGCACTAGGAACGGAACACTTAAAGCAGACGAACTACAGGCAGAACTACGAGGAAAGCGGGCTATCCGCAAGTACCGTGAGATGCGAGACAACGATGCTACTATTGGCGCGTCTTTGTATGCTGTAGAACAGATGCTACGGGATGTCCCTTTTACTATTCAACCTGCTGATGATTCCGAAGAGGCTATTAAGATGGCTGACTTCGTAGAGAGTGTCTTGGAGGATATGGACCACTCCTTGGATGATCATATCTCAGAGGCTATTTCCTATTTGACTTTTGGGTTTGCTGCATTTGAGGTAGTATACAAGCGTAGGGTTGGCCCTTACCAAACTAATCCTAAGAAGTGTAGTAAACACACAGACGGGTATATTGGTATCCGTAAGTTGGCTTCTCGCGCTCAGTGGACTATTAACCGCTTTGAGATTGAAGAGCAGTCTGGTGATACACTGGGGTTCTATCAGGATGTAACTGCTGGTTTGGGTAGTAACTACATTCCAATGAATAAGGCCATTCTGTACCGTACTACTACAATCAATGGTGATCCTTCTGGTCGTAGTATCCTACGTAATGCTTTTGCATCATATGAACGCCTTAATGCTGTACAACAGTATGAGGCTATTGGTATTGAACGTGAACTTGCTGGTATTCCTCATGCAGAGGTTCCTAGTGAGTATCTCTCTCCAGATGCTACAGAAGCACAGGTTGCAGTACTTAATCAGATGAAAGAGATCCTACGTGATCTTAAGTTCAATGAGCAAGGTTTCCTGATCACCCCTAGTGACACTTACCCCGGTAAAGATGGTGAGCCCACTAATAACAAATTGGTTAGTGTACGCCTAATGTCCTCTGAGGGCAGTCGTAACATTGATATCGACCCGGTAATTAAAAGGTACCAACATGACATTGCTAGAAGTGTTCTTGCTGAGTTCATTATGCTTGGAAGTGGCTCGACAGGCTCATATGCACTGTCTAAGTCTAAGTCTGACCTATTCCTACGTGCTCTCGAAAGTTACATTCAAACCATCGTAGATGTACTAAACAAGCAGTTGATCGAACCTCTTTGGCGTATCAATGGTTTTGACTTTAGTGTCATGCCAAAGATTGTAGCTGGTGATGTTGCACCACATGATCTTAAGGATCTGGGTTCTTACCTTCGTAACCTTAATGGTGCAGGTATTTCTTACGCTGATGATATTAATATTGTCAACGCCTTGTTGGACCAAGCTGAACTTCCCCATGTTGATGCTGAGATCTATGCAGCCTCTAGGGAGCGTGCAGCAATGGCAGATGTGGCTCGTGCTGACTATTATGATGGCCCAGATAATAATGTAGTAGGTAATAAAGATAAGACCTCTGAGGATGACGATAAAGAGGTTGGTGACAATGCTGGGGTTGACAAGTAATGATTACTTATGAGGCAACTCTATCTAAAAGTTCTTGGACTGAAATCCTTAATAATAAAACCTCTTTATTCTTGGACATTACTGGTAGCACCCCTATTGGTTTGTACTTTAGTGAGGTTACGGATATACCAGCTATAGATGCTCCAGTTAGTATTGTTT